TTTAAATCGTTCTTTTTCATATCACCTTCTTTTTGATTCCTGATAAAACTTTCCATCGATCATACGTTTGGGATTCGTTTAGTGCGCTATCCGGAACGCGACTGATCGTCTTCTTTTTATCTTTTGGCTCTTCTTCTTGTGCTCCGTCGGTCTTTTGTTTGGCCGTGGCGTCGTGTTGTGCATCATGCGATGCTAAATCCGGATCAGAGTGTTGTTGGGAAGGTTCCTTTTGGGCTTGTTTTTGTTCGCCATCGCCTTCTTGTCCCTGAGTTTCGGGGCCGGCAGTTTCTTCACCTTCAGGTTCCGCACCCTTTGCTGTTGGATCGGAAGCAGGCATGTTTAGGTGTGAATAATCCTTATCCTTTGGGCTACCAGAGAGAAAGTTTGCTATCCAATCATATGCCCCGGTAGCTGCTTGGCGCGCCTTTTCGGCGCCGGCACCTGCTTTTTGGGCGCCGCCTTTGATCTTGGCTGCCTTGGCTGCGGCTTTATCCCACTTACCTTTTGCTTTATCCCACACCCCTTCATCCAGCTCCTCAGACTCAAGGTGCTGGCGCCAGGAGTTGGTATATTCCTGATCTTGCTCGAAGCTTGACCACTTACTCATCGTCAAGAACCTCGTTTAATAGTCGATTAATACGATCTGCTTTGGTGATGATATTGGACTGTGAAAGATCTTTTGCTTCCTTCATCATGAATGCGCCGGGCGTTGAAGGCTCGGAAACCATATCAAAACAAATCAACTGGAAATCGTCTTCTACGATAGTTCTCCCCATCTCTTCGCGCACAGAACCCATACCACGGGAGGACACGCCGACTGTTACTCCGCCGTTTACCAATTCTTGGAGAATCTTGCCGGAGGGGGTGTCGAGCACTTTAATCTTGCCCATCACGTTTTTCTCTTCCATCCATATCGCGGTGACCATGTGTGAGGCGTTTCTTAGGTTGATGACGGAATCATCGGGGTGATCTAGCTCGCCCAGGGCGCGATTTTCTTTAACGAGCTTTTGGTAATTCCTTACCTCGCGCATCATTGTCGCGTGCTGGTATTCGCGGCCGTTACCGTTCTTTGTCTCCGTCATTTGCATAATGCCCGAAAGGATCATTCCTCCGTTAGACACAAATCTCTTCTCTTCTTCAGTAAGGAGATCTTGGCAAACTCCCCCTTCACAAAGCGCATAATATTCTCTTAGTAAAACCTTGCTCACAGCTAAGACCCCTTACAGCAGTGTCGGACTGGCTGTAACATCCACTTCTTTGTCCATGTGTTTGTGTTCATATTTGATCCCTTCATCTCCAAAAATCATGTTAAGTACATATGAGGTGCCGGAAGATAGGCCACCCAAAAGTAGCGCATTAACGACACTTACGTCAAAACTAAATAGTTCTGTAAACGGAGAAAGTAGCATTAAAAGCCAGCCCACATGAAATCCCACACACATGGGGCAGTGAAATACTTTTCCGTATCCTCCCAAGAATTCCTTGGAAGGCCTTAATCTCTTTATAATCGGCATATCGCTGTATACCAAAATCTGCGTTAACCCGTAGGCGCACAGAATAAATGCTGCTAGTTCCATTATGCTCCTGTTTGCACTGTTGTTCCAGTCTGGCCGCCAATGTTTTGCTTGCTCAGCCAATCCCGTATTACCACATCCATGTTGGGAATTGGCTGCTTAGGATTCGCAGTCGCCATCTTTTCAATTTGGGGCAAAATCTCAGCAATAAACTTGTCTTCTAGTTTATCATCAATCAATTCTTGAAAAGAATCGCTGATGTTCATTGCGGCCAGAAAAATGTTATCATTTGTGGCGCCGTCGGGCTCCTGGGCTGCCGCCGAAAACAGTTTACCTACGGCCTCACCGACAGATGCCGCTGACGCTATCAGGCCGCCTACAGGACCAGTAAACGATATCGCCAGCTTAAGGCCTTCGGCGCCTAGGGTCTTTGCTAATTCTGCTTGGCGTTCTTTGGTTATCTGCTTTTGCTTCATTTCGCGAGCAGCTTCGATAGCGCCCGATAGCTGCCCCCACGTCATCCCCAGCTTTTGCGGCTCATCGGCTTCTACAAATCTATTCCATTTTTCTAAGATAAGGTTCATGTTGCTCATGGCGGAAGTCCTAGTAAAGCGTGTACATGTAGTTCAAGGAATAGGGATCACGAATATAACCCTTTCTGATAGAGCCCTGCTGATCGCGCTGGGGTACGTCTCCCAGCTCTGTGGAATCAGCTTTGTCTGGGTGGATCAGTTCATCATCGGTCATAGATACGATGGCCTCAGTATTCTCAAAGTACGGGCGCTCTTCAGTAATAAAATTTGCAACATTGATTAAAGCCAGTTTGGGCGCGCTAACTGCTTCCGATACTGGCTTTTGCATTTCTGCCTCCAGTGAGCCACAGAATGCGCCGGCGCGAATTGATTCCGGAACCACGATTCCTCTCTTGTGCAAAAAGGAAAATAGGCGGTTTTGAGCCCCATACGCCAAATCATCTACGATCTCTTTGGGAAATGCCACTACCTTGTTCTTACCTGGAGATAGGACAATGTCGATATCTCCATGATCAAAAATCATCAGGTCGCCATCGATGCTCTTTCGGATATTCAATTCAAGAGTAACGATCTTTTGATTCGCCTCTTCTCCAACTTTAACTGTTATCGCCATCAGTATAAATTTCCTTTACTAATTTTTGTGTCTTCATTATGGTTATCAAAGTACGATCACTGATTGTGCCTTGTGCAAATGAATCTAACTTCTCAAGTACGGTGTCTGCTCTCTCAAGCATGGTCTCGTCAGACTGAAACTCCGCAGAGTTCTTGGCTGTGGCCACACTTGCTTTAAGTCTCTCAACCTCTTCGTTGAGGAACATCTTTAATTCAAGCGCATTATCAGAAAAGGAAGAAATGTAACGAGAAAGCAACTCTTTTTGCTCTTCTAACAATTCGTCGGAATATTTTGTGTTGAACTTTTCAACGAAATTTTTCACTACCAATTTATCCACATCTAAATCTTCCACCTCTGCGGGGGCCTCTGACGTCATGTTCTCAATTATTTGGTTTTCTAGAATAACTGAATTCTTCGGAGATAGCTTATCAGAAAATATCTGCGCTATGGTGGCCAATGTGCGATAATTGGGCACATAGTTGTTAAAAACAGAAGGGGCCACCTCTTTGTTTATATCGTTGATGAGTTCCGTTTGTTGCTTAAATAAGCCGTCGGGATCGATAAGCCGCTGGGCGATCTTTGCCTCTTTCATAATTTTCTCGGAGATTTGTTTGTTGAGGCCCTGGTTCTCGTAAAGCGAACGATAACACATTAGCTCCTTATACAGCAGGCTATCGCCATTAAAGTGCGTCCTAAATAGGTTGACTATTTTTTGTTTTCGGTCAGTTTCGTTTCTCAGAACAGCAACCGTCGCCTCCTTAACAAGTGCTTCATAAATAAAGGCAGTGTTGCGCTTCTTATTATGCTTGTTCTTCATCATTGTTCTCCGTTAATAAATTATTGTTAGTCTCTAAATCTTGCAAAAGATTTCTTACCGAATCGCTTATTTCAAAAAGCTTGCTTTCCTCGGCATCTTCTCTCAACTTATAAATAGGGCGCTCTTGCTCATAAATACCTGCGCCCAGACCATTCATCGAGCCAAGAGATTTCAAATCTGAATATCCAGGCGCCACATTACGCATTCCTGGGCTGCTTTTTTCTTTGGAATGCTTAGCTGCGTAGGAGCGTGTGCGGGCTCCGGCTTGACGCTTATCTGTCTTCACTGGGTGGTATACCTTTCCTTTTGCGCCAGGCGTCAGGCGCGGGGCATTCCGAGATCCAGGCGGTACCGCCAACAGGGGTGATTCATCGCCAGCTGGCTCTTCGGCGCCGGCGGCGGCGGCGGGCATCTCTTCCGGTCCTCCGCCAAGATCATCGCCCATATCGAGATCTCCGCCCATATCGCCACCAAGATCACCACCTAGAGCACCACCGCCTTCTGCGGTGCCGCTTTCGGCAACTTGTTGCAAGCTTGCATCTTGAGCACGATCAAAGAACATCTCTCTCTGATTGCGTATAAAGTCTTCGTACGACATACCAAAGATGTTTGACGAAACCCACCGACGTGAGAAAAATCCTTCAGTCGCAGACGCAGCGATGTCGAACTTCTGCTTCCAGTGCTCAAGCTCTTGAAGCTCTGCAATCTTTGAGGGATTGTTTAGGGAAAGCTCAAAGCTCAATAAATCGTCGCCGCGAAAACCTAGCGTGTATAGATGGATGATTCCAACTTTGGTTAGTTCGGCGATGATGACCCTTTGTAGTCTTTGGATGGTGCGCGCAAACCGAATATCCTTTTGGGCCAATGTTGTTTTGTCTTCGCCGGCGCCTTCGCCCATCGTCAAATATGCTTGAGGAATTTTAAGCGCTGAGAATAACTTGTCTCGGAGATATTTTACATCATCAATTGCAGTGATATTTTGACCACCAGCGAGGTTTTGAATATCAGTCACGGACCCAGCGCGGACGGGAATAAAGTAATCCTCTTCGATGCTCATTGGATTATACCGCAGATCAACGCGGCCGGTATCACTATCGACAACTGAATTTCGCTTAAGCTGGGTTACAATCTTTTGCATGTATTGTTCAACATCGTGGGGAGGAACCGAACCAACATCAATCTTAAAGACTCGACGTTCGGAAGAGCGCACAACGCGATAAGCCATCATAGCGTCTTCCATCAGCGTAAGCTGGCGCCAGATGCGGCGTGCCGGCTCTAAGATAGAGGTACCGTATGGGGCATATTTGTCGTTGCCAAGAATACGGAAATGTGCAATTTGCCAATTTTCAAAGGTCATTCCGGCAGAGTTCCATTGATATTGAATATAGTTTGGATTGGTAGAGTCTAGACCCTCCATCCTCTCAATCTCGGGAGAGGGAAGCGCAATAACAGACTGCACTCCGTATTTTTCGTCGATATCCAAATACAAAAAGAAGTCACCATACTTGCACATTGTTCTCGCCCAACCAAAAAGATTGGATTCAATGTTTAGAATGTTTGTGAACAATACTGCAAGTACCGCTCTCAACTCTTCGTTGGGGCAATTGATGCGCAACATGGGACGCAAATCAGAATACGTTGTCATCTCATCTGCGTAGATATCCAAGGTTGAAGCGATTTCTGGAGTGTACTCCATCTGATCAAAGTCAACATATCGCTCTGTGCGTTGTTGATTTTGAATTGCATTCGTCGAAATATTGTCTAGCGGATTATATTGTGACTTTTTAAATTGTTGACCGGAGGCGGATTTAAACCTGCTAGAGAATTTATCTAAGTGCTGGCGCCGTATACGACGGCCCGATTGAGACCTGTAGTTGATAATCGGGCCTGAAAACAACCTCGTCAGTGCCTTGAATAAGTTCGATTGTTGGTTTTTGGGATTCTTGTCTACTGCCATATTATTGCTCTCACTTTATAATCCAATTAAATTGATCATATACTTGTTTTGATTCACTCATTTTATCAAAGATATTATCTTTTTTATAGCCATCTTGTCCTTTAATTTGCGTATTCATAGTGGTCTTGCTGGTATAAATCGCATCTACGAATGCTTTTTGATAATTTAAGTCGCGCGCGTTGGCCTGGAGTGCTGTGTCTCTCACCCAACAGGCAATCGCCAACGCCATAATCAAATCATCATTATAGCCTTTCATTGCTTGCGGCTTTCCATTCCTCCAAATAAAGGTTTTCATCTCGTTAAGAGTACGAGATGAATATACCTTAATTAGTTTGTTTCTGATGAATTCTTCTAGTTTTGCAACAATCAATGGGCGCGTTTTCATTGTAGTGGAGAATCCGGGTACGGCGCTGTTTATAACTTCTGCTTGATACTGTTCTATATATTCGTGCGTAGATTTAACTGAATGGTAGACATTTGGGTACCGGTGGTCATTAATGAGTTTATCCAAGACTGAATATCCAATATTGTTATTTTCTACTACAAGCATACAGTTCCCAAACTCTCTACCCACCTGATTTAATAAATTAGCGTACATATCTAAAGTTGGCTTTCCTTGGTACTCGCCTACGATTTCAAGTGTCTCCAGTTTTATAAGATGGAAGGTGGAAAAATCGGCGCCGTCACCGCGGGCTACATCAGCTACCATAAGATAATTGCACGTCGGATCAAACTCTTCCCAAATCCAAAAATTGCGATCAAAGCCGGTTCTGTACTTTGGATCTTTGATGTTTGATAGCAGCCACTCCATACATTCTGGATCGATGACGGTCTCACCGGATGTGTTGAAGTTGCACCCAAGCTCTTGTGCAATTTGACGTTTGGACATATTTTTGGTCTCTTTCTGGTACCAAACTCGATCCCTATCGGGGTGCACATCCCATGGCAGTGTCGTTAGGTGAAAGTTGTTGGAGCCGGCTTCTGAATCAGTGCAGGTTTTATGAAACCAGTTTCCAACGCCGTTCGGGGTCGAAAGCGCAATACAGCGCCCACCAGTTGACAGCGTGGGATACAGGCCGGTCCACAGTTCCTCAAGGCCTTCGATGTGTGCAGCCTCATCCAACACCAACAGAGACAGCGCTTCCGAACGACCAGCATCGCCAGAGGTTGAGGCAGCTTTAATTGATGATCCGTTGGAAAGCTCAAAAGATGTGCGGTTGTCTACTGTGATTGTCGCAATCTTTAACCAATCGGGAATATTGCGCATAATGTTCTTTACCTTCTTTACCAAGTTTCCCGCTGTTGCAAACTTGGTCGCCATGACAAGAATGGCTTTATCGCGATGAAAGAGCATCATCCAAACAATGTAGCCGGCCGTGATCGTAGAAATACCTAGCTGGCGCGCTTTTAGAATGACGTTGAAACGATAGTCGTTAAAATCTTTCAATAGGTCATCTTGAAATTGATACGTATCAAATAAAATAAGCCCGTGCATCGGGTGTGATATGCGGGCATAGGTATTTAAAAAGTAGGACGGATCTTTACCGCACTTTAATATTTCTTTGACTCTTTGCTTTTTGTCTAATTGAAAACTCATACATCTTGTTGGTATAGTTCTTCTTTTATCACTTCTTTAATCAGAGACATCA